ATCTTCTCAAGAGGTGTCCCCGCGGTCATCGCCTCAATGGGGTCTATCGTTCTCGGTAAAGTGAGTAGTGGAATTGAACGCACATTGAGAATCTCTGGTTTGGTAAATACACTGTCTAGGGGATACTCGTCTTCAAATTGCTTCAATACAGACTTGGGCACCGAGGGTGATTGTTCCAAAAGACGGTCGTACTCCGTTTTACATTCACCGACGAAATCTAAACCCTCCTTGCTACGCTCTCCCCTGTCTAGGGCTAACATAAGACGAATGTTCCTAGAAAGCATACCGAAAGCTAACGCAGCTGTTCTGTGGTTTTCCATGAGTTCATTAATCTTGAGGAATTGGGATATAGTCGCTATGAGCCCTGCAGTTAGGTTTAAACCACCAATTATAGAGGGAGCAAACGACTGCACGTTCTCTGGAAAGGTACCCTGAGCGAAGTTCGCTGTCCCGGTTATAGTAGAAAGTATAATAACTGGTAAAGTGAACCGAATACTGGAACGCCTGTAAATAAAAAATGCACGGTGGTGCATATACCTGTAACACGCAGAGGCTTCACCCCATTGTTTGAGTATATTTTCATGACCGTCTGTCCACGACAGACGCATCTCTTCACGGGAAATCTTTTTTTCTTCCGTCATTATATAATAGATGAATATAATTTTTCTGATTCATCTAATTTTTTTGATTGGTATACTTGTTGTTCCATTTACAAATAATCGCAGAAATCTTGAATTTTATTCCATTCTAATTCCCTTCATATTTTACCACTGGTCAATTAATGATGACACGTGTGCATTGACACAGGCGGAAATGTATTTTTCGGGTAAAGAAAAGGAGGAAACCTTCATGGGTAGGGTTGTTGGACCTATTTATAAAATGAGTGATGATGATGTGGGTAAACTTACCAAAACCCTGTTCTTTGTGTTATGGGCCATTGTTCAATATAGATTGGGACACTTCAAAGGGTTTACCCGAGACCTAAGTGAACTAAAGAAATCATTTACTTAACGATAAAATGGATATCAAACTCCATAATGAAATCAATCGTCTCGTGAAAACACGGGATAAATATCGTCATACGTATATTCAAGAATTGAAATTGATAGAAGAAAAATTTGAATCAACTGGTTGTCATATAAAAAAGGATATTCTAGAAAAACAACGAAACATTTATCAAAAGCGCTCAAGTTCCATGGAAAGTACAGTAAAAATGTTAAATAAAAAGATTGAATCAATCGAACGAGTCTTGAGGAGTATTGAAAAAGATAAGGAAAATTTTAAATTCAATATCGAAAAACTCAGGACTGGTATTGTAAATAAGGATACCGGTGAAATTTTCGATATGTTTTCGAGTGTTGTAAATGCGCTTGAAATTCTTAACCACGGGAGAAACGAAATCGATCAAAAAAGTGAACACTCGTCTTAAAATTGTAATACATAAGCATACAGTATGCATCAGCTATATCATGCTTTCTCTCATATGGAATCGTATCCAAATCTATATACTTTCCCATCTTCACAAGAACACGTTCCTTTCTCTCATCGTAATTTAGATGACCCATCCCAAAGTGTGCATGTATTGTCAGGGGTGAAATCAACAAAACCTTATCCTTGAACATATAGTTGAGTAGAATCTCAATATTCGTAAAGCCTTGGGGTGGCTGTCTCTCTATGAGGATCCTCTCAGCCTTGTCGAACACATCCCTGTGGTCATCTACAAATAAAGGAACTAAGTCAACAAAGTCATTACTGTAAATGTATTTGTAGTCTTCCAAACTCACCTTTTTCATGTACTCAACTTCTATCACCGGTCCATTCCCACACTCAGCGAGGACGAGACCCATATTGTGGAATCCTATATCTATGGCCAGGACCTTCATGTCTTTATGTCAAAGATTTTCTTTAATAATAGTATATGAAGAATAAGACTAAGATTCAAACACTGTGGGTGGCTCTCGTCGTACTCATCGCCGCTGTAGCATACTTATGGAAGAATCCCCGAGTCGTCACGAAACGGGTTTCGAATCCAGCCCCACCCCCACCAATGATCCGGGTCCCCCCTAGACAGACATTCGAACAAAGGCGTGAACCGGAGTTCAGGGGTCCCCCAATCAAGGAATACAAACCTGGACGCATGCAGCAGATGGGATTACTCACCGGACCAGGTGACGAGACCCTCCCCCTCTACGGCAAGGAGGTTCGTGGTCGCCGTGATAGGTACCACTACTACACGACCACGGGTGGTGAAAACCTGTACCCAGTCCCAGTGAGTCACAATGCTAGGGACTGTATGGATGACATTGGATGCCAGGAGCTCTATGGAAATGAATCAGTCTCAGTGACTGGTAAGACTGGTTCATTTGGGGTTAATATGTACAGAACTGACAACTTTTTCTAATCTATCAAGTCTCGGTTTTTCTCGATTTATAAACACTAAGACTTCGATTGGGTCTCTCGACAACTCAACAGAACCATGTGTATTTAATGGGTGCACATATTGAACACGAATCAAATCTACTATAACCTGTTTTTGACCCGAAGCCTGACTATAGTGAACAGCCAACGCAGCCGCATCCTTCTTAGTTTCTTTTGGTAAGAAATCTCCATCATAAGAAACTACGACATGTGAACCCGGCCACCCCTTGACATGAAGCCACCAATTCGCCGCATGACTCGACTCAGTGAGTTCATAATTCTCCTTGGCATTTGTACCAACTCTAATAGTAATTCCATCCAGGGATTCATACGTCTTCATATGTGAATATATTCTGTAATCTTTATATAAAATGCACGTCATCCTAAGACCCAGTCCCTCGGTCACCCACCGGTACAGAGTGACTTTGCCATGTAAAAGGTCGATAGATTTTGGAAAAAATGGGGTTGACTACTATGTGGATCATGGAAATCCCCGTATAATGAGGGCACAACTTCTTAGGAAGGGGGCGATCCTACCCAAGGAGGTGCGAATTGAGAGGGATCCCTATGAAATTCACAGAGGTATGTTGAAAGTTAAGGAAAGTACTATGGAAGATTGGGATACCTACCTTTCTCAAGATTTTTGGGAGCGTTGGTTACTCATGTCATACCCAGATATGCATAAATCCAAGCTTTGGATGGCGACACAGGAGGGTGTACTCTTCATGCCTGTCCCAGAAGATTTCTGGTTCTGCTCTAAACACCCGTAGACCCAAAGCCACCCTCACCCCGGAAAGTTTCTTGGAGGAGACCAATCTCCTCAATGGGTGGGGTCTCACACCTCTCTAGGACCAACTGTGCGACGCGGTCACCCTTCTTCACTTCAAAATCGGCATCCCCCATATTGAAGATGACAACGGAAATTTCACCGGTATAGTCTGGATCGATGACACCGGCACCAATTTGAATTCCTTGTTTTACAGCCAACCCAGACCTTGGAGCAACCCGACCATATACCCCCGTGGGGAGTGATACCGCGATGCCCGTGGAGATAACCCCTCTTTTGCCCTTTGCGATAACCCCATCACAATTGCTATAGAGATCGTAGCCAACAGCACCATCAGAACCTCGAGTAGGAAGAATAGAATCATATCCAAGCTTTTTGACCCCGAGGGACATTATACATCCTTAAGGCGTTTATTCTTTAAGGCACGATAGGTCAACGCACATATTCCACAACTGAAAATATTGAAAAAGAGTTGACAGGTCATTACATGTATTCTCACATATAGATTTTTATCATCATATAAGAACCATACAACTAAAGACATCAAACTTTCATACCAAACACGGAAGAATACATTTGTAAATAAATATATTTCCCGAATGGTTTGATTTCTTGGAAATATGTGTTTGAGTACCAACATAGATGTATCAATTTCGACCAGCCCCAAATATGCGGTAAGGTAGGCTTCTTCGGGGGCATACAGAGGTCTTATGGCGTAAATTAAAGCCATGATATGGTGTAGTATAATCAGTTTACGAAACGACTGTATAATCTCGGGTTGTATGTAAATCCATACAAGTTCGTAGGACATATAAAATGTTAAGGCGTGGGTGAGAAACATTGGATACACCACGTAGCCTAAAAATATCTCTGAAACACATAGAGTTGAAAATGGTATCAGAAAACAAGCGGATGTAATATTGTGGACATCCATTCTATATAAGTTTTGAACATTTTTAAATATGGATTTTTTTCATATTTAAAA